AATCCTTCCTCAGACCAAGGAGCGCACCATTGAGCGCACAGGCCGCTTTCTGCCGACGATCAAGGGGGTTAATTACGACTACCTGCACAGCCTCATGTGCGGGCATAGAAAGGCTGCATAATGACCGCTTACAACGATAACCGTAGATGGATGTACAGCAAGACCGAAGCGGCGCGGATTTTCGAGAAGGGCGCGGTAATACCGGAAGGTTGGTACGACTCGCCGGCCTTCGAAGATCCTCGCACCCGCAGGATGTGGGAAGCCCTGGACGATGGAGCCGGAACCGCAAAGGTGGAACCTGTAAAGCCCAAGGCAAAAAAGTATCCATCGACCATGAACAGCGCCGAGCTGATCGGCTTCGGAAGAGCCAATGGCCTTGAGTTTGACGAAGGAATGACGGTCAAAGAAATGCGCTCGAAAATCAATGAATTAGTCGAGGCGAAGAAGGAGGAATAGTTATGGCGCAAGACTTTTTAGGCCAGAGCATGGTTTTCAAGGAACTGTCGGAGTGCATCCTGTATCACGGCGCGGTTAAGGCTACGAAGTATGTCAGTCCTAAGTTGACGGTCAAGGCTTCGCGCAAGCGGTTCAGGGGAAAGATCGACAAGCGTAGCCGCATCGCTGAAATTCTTTTCACCGTAGGCGCTCCGAACTGTGCCGAGCGCGAGTTCATCAAGAAGGCCAAAAAAGCCAAAGAGCCCTTCCCCATTAAAAAGGTCCAACTGAAGTTCATTAAGGACTAACGCCATGGCGACAGGTCAAACCATCGTAACAGACGCCTACATAGAATCCCAGGTCGTTGACCCTGTGGACGGTCCAGACGGTAATCAATCGACGCTTGGCCTGCGGTTCCTGAATCGGATCATCGGTCGGCTTTCGACACAGGAAGTTATTATCCCCTACTCCACCAGCGAATCATTCTCCACAACCGCAGGCCAAGCTTCGTACACTATGGGATCAGCCGGCACGGCATCAACCGAACGTGCAAAGATCATCAAGAGCGCTTTTGTCAGAGATTCCGACAACTACGATTACCCGCTGATGATCGCCGCCGAAAAGAGTTACAACGCCATATCTGACAAGACTTTTCAAGATCGTCCCAGCCTATTGTTTTACGACCCGGTTTATCCTGTGGGAGTGATCTACTTTTTCCCGGTTCCAGATGCGGTCTATACCGTCTATCTTGAAAGCGCCAAGGACTTGCACAGTACACTATCGCTCGCAACAACCTTGAGCCTTCCGACAGAATACGAGGACGCCCTGATACTGTTCCTTGCTGCGAAACTCGCCAGGATGCACGGAACTCAAGTCGAGCAAAGCCTGTGGGCCGACGCTAACAGCGCTTGGCAGTCAATCGCACGAAGGAATATTGCGCAGCGCGTTCCGGTTGCGACCGGCCTTCCGTTCAGTGGTGGGTATGGCAGCACGTCGCTTTTTACGGATAGCACCGGATTCCCGTACACCTTTCCGTTCGTTATGGGGTAGTCAATGAGCACTCGCGCAGTTCAAATTGAAATCCTTCTGGCCGGAATCAGGGACGCTTCGACCGGGGAGCTGGTGAACGGCGGCACGGCCTATTTTTATTCAGCCGGCACCACAACGGCCAAGAACGTATGGACCGAGAAGGAAAAGACAAATCCCTTCACATCCTATACCCTTTCGGCTATTGGAACAGCCCTGCTCTATGGTGACGGCGTTTACAAGATCAACGTTCTTGACGCTGACGGAGCGCAGGTTTCTGGGTTCCCACGTGACAACGTAAAGGTTCGGCATCCCAATTATTACAACCGGGCTGTCTCTTCAACGACCACCCAGACAAGCGATGACGACTTTTTAGAAGTAGATACCACGGCCGGCGCGGTGACGATCAACCTTCTGGCGGTCGCCTCTTGGGTTTCACCATTAAAGGTCATGCATACAGCGGGCGCAAATGCCATCACGCTTGACCCATCCGGATCAGAACTTATCGAAGGCGCTGCAAGCTATGCCTTTACCGCAGTTGGAACAATTATTGAGGTAGTTCCAAACGCGGCCGGAACAGCGCTTAGAATCGCCGGCATCCGGTCAGCCACACTCGACTCTGACGGCGACACCGGCATTGAAGTTGAGCGCACCGCCGACGTAGACGCGATCTATTTTAAGACCGCTGGCGTTGACCGGATGGTCATCAATGCGACGGCTACAGACGTAGACGCCTTGTCTATCGCCGGGGTGCTACAGACTGCCATGGCAACAGAGGTAAATTCGGTTTGCGACGGGAACACGGCAACCGCAGCCGAGCTTTCCGAGCTTCATTCACAAGGTGCTGTTGCGGCAGACTTTGCTAAACTGCATGCGGTAGCAGGAACAACCATAGCAGACACTGCGTCCACCCAGAATTTATCAGGAAAGACCGCAACTGATGGCTTTCGGGTTACAGGTGGAGACCTGACAATACGCCCTGCATCTGGGACAGTTGCCAGGGTGTTGGCTGGAACTGCCGCTGAAACCGCTCTAACCGTTACGGCTGGCGGGTACACGTCGCAAAATGATAGCGGGATGGTTGCTGTCTATTCTTCTGACGATGCTACATACCCCGGGATTGTAGCCCTCATCGGATCGAACGGAACGGCAGGGGCTACAGGTCTGACCGTAAGCGCTACTGGAGTTGTGAATATTCCTGTGGGCTTGCAGATCGGCGGAGTGGCGGTGGGCGCATCCCCAGCCGAAATAAACTCAGTTTGCGATGGTAGACCGCTTATTGTTGATAGTGCTGATACAGGTACGTGGGGGTGTGGTTCTGGGGGCACAACGTTAGATTTGCTCGATCTCGGTACTGTAACCGCAGGTGATATTTTCTTGGCGCACGGTTACGGTATTGGGAGTAAGGGAGCGACAGCCGGGCAAAATAAAGTAGACATAACAAAATACGACGGTACAGCGACAATCGCCATACACTGCGCCGCTGGAAATCACTACGCAGCAAGCGGAGACACGGTTACTGCTATCCATGACACGCGCATAACAGTAACCGGTAGCGGTACCTTGCGGGTCATTGTAACGGGTTACGGTTTGGAGTCTACGTGGACGGTTACTGCGGCAGGTATATCAGCAATTTTTCTTAAAAAACAGTGATGGGGGGTTAAAGTGAAAATGAGGCAAGAATTTTATCAGGCCCACCCGATAAAATCATGCCGTCTTCTACCTCATAGGTTTTTTCACCATGCTTAACAACGCAAACCATGTGGTTTTCGCCAGGAAGGTCTATAATACTGATGAGTATTTCGACATTGTAATGCTCTTGAAGACAGCTATCCGAAAGCGCTCTGCAAATCATTGGGGAGAAGTCATCGCACTCGCCAATTGGAGTCTTCAAGGTTTCGCAAGATGTGTTCCAGTAATCCCCGTCTTCTTTTTGGTAGGTGAATTGTGGAAGCTGGTTTCGAATAGCAAAAATGTCTCCGATTATATCGCCTGTGAATCGGCATTCTGTTTTGATATCGGCGCATTCGTTTTCGCGGGATCTCCATTCGGAAATTTTGTTCGAATAGTTTTCGGAGCTGCCACCGCTTCCACCTCCGCACCCGACCACGAGCAAAAGGCACAGCGCCCCGGCTGCTTTCAAAAACTCATAGACGGCTGTGCGGATAAGGTGGGCAGTTTTTGTACCGCGTTCCTTGGCGAGCTTATTAAGGGCCGCAAGAAATGTTTCTGGAATGTAGATGCTGATTCGTTTCATGGTGTTCCTCCTGTTTGTGTTAGGCATACGATAGGCATACATCAGGCATACGTGTCAAGGTAAAAAAATGACAATCAAGGCACTCCCAATAAATATAGGCGCAAACAAAGACATCGATGAAATAGGCCTGACCACTCACGGCGCGGCCCTGGTCGATGCCTTCCTTGACTCCAACGGCAATGTGGTACGCCGGCCCGGTCTTTTGGCGTGGGTAGATACGCTTTCAGGGGCGGGGATCGACGGTCTTTATTGGTGGGACCGCCAGGAATGCGTAATCGCAATCAGTAACGGAAATTGCTACAAAATCACGGACCAGAACGGCGCTTTCTCAGATGTTACCGGGGATACTTTCGAAGTTGGCGAAAAAGTCTACTTTGCAGACTTCGGAACCTCGCTTTACGCCGCAAATGGTGGCCGGATAGTTGAAATTAAATCCTCTGGAACCACCGAATATATCGCGGACGCCGACGCCCCTACGACGGTTTCCCATGTCGCCGTTCTCGATAAATATCTCTTGGCTCTCGAATCCGGATCAGAAAGATATTGGTGGGCACAAGTGGACGCCCCGGAAGATTGGCAATCGCATTGGGCATCGGCCTCGACCTATCCTGATCTTTTATCTGCGCTCGGTGTTGCTCAGGATAAGATAGAGCTTTTCGGAAAAGTCTCGACTGAAGGGCATAGAAACGACGGCGTAACCCCGTTCGTCAAAGAGTCTCAATACACCGTTGAAAGCGGGATCTCAGCTCCCCATTCAGCTGTTTTTTTCAGCGGAAGGGGTGTGTGGTTATGGCTCGACCACCAAAGACAAATCGTAGCCATGTCCAGCGGCGGGCGAAGCGTTGAGCCCATAGCACTGACCGCAAACAAGTACATCCAGGGGTTCGCATCGGTATCTGACGCTATCGGGGGGATAGCATACTTTGACGGCAGACCGCAGTATATTCTGAGTTTTCCGACCGAGGACAAAACCTTGTGTCTGGACTTGAACGGGGCTTATTGGTTTGAACTCGGTTCATGGAACACAGGGACCGCACTATACAACCGATTCAAGGGGCAGCACTTTTGTCTTGCAACCAAGTGGAACCTTTCGCTTGCCGGGGATCGGTCCTCTGGGAAGGTCTTTAAACTCGACTCATCGACCTACCAAGATGACGGCCAGATCATGCGAAGCATGGGCAGGACTCCCATGATCCACCACGGAGCACCGGACATCAGAAAGACCGCCCTTCGGTATATGTTTTACTGCAAAAGGGATTCCAACCAATTAGCGGCAGACATAGCCACATTGACCTTCAAATGGCGCGATAACCCAGGAACGAGCTGGAAAACCGAAAGAACGATCACGCTCGGAGCGACAGGCTCAACCGACTACCGAAAGAGGATCGGGCCTTGCGGGCAATACTACACCCGTCAATACGAATGGGCAATAACCGATGATTCGCCCATAATCCTGGTAAGCATCCAAGAAGACATGAGGGGCGCATAATGGCAGAGAAAAAGGTACTATCTCCCAACGCCGACACAGAACAAGGCCGAAGGGAATATTCTAAACAAAACGCCGCCCTATGGAACAAGCTCATAGGCAACTGCCCGGCTGACAGCACAGCCGTTGATGTCGCAGGAATTGTTGCTGATTACAACGCTTTATTGGCCATAATCAGGGGTCTTACGACTAAATGAGGTAAAAAGATGAGTGCTGTATCCGGTGTTGTTGGGGCGATAGTTGGAAGCGATGCGCAAAAAGATGCCGCAAAAACAGGGGCCAATGCACAAGTGCAGGCCGCGCAGATCTCAACCGACGCTATGTTGAAGATGTGGGAACAGTCTCAAAAAGATTGGGCGCCCTATCTTGACGCAGGGTATCAGGGCATTTCGAGCCTTCAAACACAAATGCCCAAGTACCTTCAGGAAACCGTCATGCCTGCATATAACAACTATATGCAGGGTCTTGGAGTGGCGCAGTACGACCCCCGGGCTTTTACGGTTGACCCTGTAACTGGCCAGATCGGTGGAGATTACACGCCGGGAGATTCTAACGCGCTCTACTCTGTCAATAAAGGCACCTACCAGGTTCCGAGCTACTATCAGGCGCAGGCAACAACTCCACGCGCAACGACTCAAAACCAATTTTACAAACAGGCGTCCTCTCCAACGCCTACCAATACGTCACTTGCGAACCTTCAATCACAGATCCAGATGCAGCAGAATGCATTTACAAACGACGTTGGAAGCAACACCGGCGGAAACCAGGCCAGCATAAACAACGCCATATTGCATTACTTGCAGGGAAACCCTACTCAAGCAACCACTCAGCAGAAAACAACCGACGAGCAGGCAGCAAATCGGCTCAAATGGGATACGGCAGTTAAGGAAAAGCTATCGGCAGACGCGAGAACCGCAAACAACACGACGATGCAAAACGTGCTCACGGCCAGCGCGAGCCCGAATGCCTTGAATGTTAACTCCATGAGTGGCGCCAATTACACCCCCACGCAAAACTCAAGCCTGACCCAAGGTGGCGTGTTATCGCCGCTGACGCCGACGCTTGAAGGTAGAGTTGATTTCAACTGGAACGAGTCTGATCCTATCTATCAATACAAACTGAAGCAGGCCCAGGACGCCGCAAGAGCATCTTTGGCCAAACAGGGGTTGCTCGACAGTCGCGCAGGAGTCAACACTCTTTCGGATACGGCTATGGGTGTTGCGGCTGAAGACATCGATAAGCAGTATGCCCGCCAAGTAGCCGAGCGCGACTACATGACCCAAAAGGCCATGAGCGAATATCAGATGCAGGCCCAAAGAGGCGATACGCTCTACAATCGTCTTTTGAATCAGCAGAACTCTCTTTATAGTGGGTTACAGGGGAATCAGGACACGGCACTCAGTCGGCTCGGTGCAGCGTATGGGCTGGGCAATGCTCTTTATGGGCAGGTCTACAACCAGAATCTTGACCTTTCAAAGATCGGGACAGGGGCCGCAGGAGCGGCCGGCCAAAACTCAATGACGACCGGACAGCAGATGGGACAGAACGCCCTCTATGCCGGAAACGCCCAAGCAAATGCCGCGATGCAAGCCGGCCAAGCAAATGCGGCGCTCTGGTCAGGTCTCGGCGGTGTTAGCGGCAACATGGCTGCAAACTACATGCAGTTCGCCCCTCAGAATTACGGCTCATACTACGGCGGTAACACCGGAGGCTTCTATGGAGGGTCAACCGGGTACGGTGGAGGAAGTTTTATGGGCGGCATGGGCCAGGGCGTGTCGGGCGGATACACCCCGGGGGCTTGGGGATGATAATTGTTCCAGCCACAAGATTTGACATCGAAGGCATAGCGGATTGCGCCGAAAGGTTTTTCCGATACGCTGATTATGAATCTCAGGGAATGCCGCTGAACCGCGAAGACTTCAAGCAAATGGTTTTGTCCAACTATATTCTTGACGAAGCAGGGTTGGTCCTTTTGTTGAAAGATGATCCTTGCGGCAAAGTCAGGGGCGGTATCGCTGGAAGACTCAGCACGTGGGGATACAACCGCGCTATAAAGATCATGGTGGAGCTTTTCTATTGGGTAGATGAAGAATACCGAGGCATGAACAGCATCAGACTGATAGACAGATTCGAAAAGGAGTCTTTCAAAAAAGGCGCAAATAAGGTAGTAATGATATCAATCAATAC